TCTGCATATTTATCGTTGGTACCCAACTTACTTTAAATCTACCGTTAGGATCTGGATAAAAGTTTACCGTTGTATCTTTAACACCATTAGCCCATTGAAAATTTCCAACGTTTACAGCTGCAGAGCTTGTAGCTTCTTCGTTATAATCTATTTGCTCGTATATCTTAACTAAGTTAAATATACTATTTTTTGTTTCATCTCTAAACGCATGTTCTTCAGTTCGCGGAAACTGTCTATAAAACTCGTTTAGTGCGTCTTGATCATCTCTAAGACCATCAGCTTCGTTGTTCCAATGGTCAATAACACCAACATCTATTAGTTCACCGTCGGGTCCATAACACTCTCGTGTTGGGGTATCAAACACTGGTCTTCCAAACTCATCAATAAATCCTTCATAGTTCCATTCCATTGGGATAAACAAAGAATATAAACCAGAGCGTGTTTGACCATTTCTATTTCTTTTTGTGACATCACTGTCGTTATACAACTTTTTAAAGTTATCACCACCTTTGTCTAATGAGTTACTAGTTGAACCCATCATACATTTACCTATAATTCTACTACCAAGACGTAAACAAGTTTTTGTTACACGCCAGTTGTTTAATATATTATCAGGTCT